AAATCAAACTTATACTAGCGTTTTAAATATAAGCTTGTGGTTTACCATGGCACGTCGTCGTCAAAGGCTTCCGTATCGCCAGCGGACTCGGTTTTTGGCTCAGCCTTCTTGGCAGCATTCGTGCCGCTTCCTGTCGCGGCTTTTTTATTGCTGCGCGGAGAAACAGAGCTAACCCAATTGCCGGTCATTTCTTGGCCGTCGTCGTTCTCCATTTTCCATATCTGCAACATTAAAACCATAGGCTTGTTACAAAGGTTTTGGGTCAATGAGATGTCGTCCGGGCGCTCACCGGCCTTGGCAAGTTTGCCGCCAGCGTTAGCGTCGATAGCTGCAAGCATTCTCTTTGCCTTGTCTGCTTTTTTAGAGTCGTCTGACTCAACGCGGATCTTTTGAAAGACCTTACGGCCCTTGTATTCTTCCGGCCCAAGAACGGTCCAGCGGGCCTTGATGTATTCGTCAGGGTCGCCGTATTCGCTTGAATCCCAGCCTACCTCATCAATCGCCGCGAGAACTTGGGTTTTGGCTGGAATAGGCTCGATATCACCGCCACCGCCGTCAAACTCGCCGGTTGTTGTTGCGGCGCTTTCGCCGTCGGATGTATCCCAAAAGTTTTCTTGTGACATAAACTTGCTTCCTGTTTTATTAAGTGGTCGGGGTTTTTACTTCTTCGCCGCTTTCTTAGCTGGCTTAGCTGGCGGCGCGGTCATTGATGGCACAAGATCGATAAGAGGATTAACACCCTCTTCAACCTCAAGGTCTTCCGTTATTCCGTATCGGTTTTTAGATACGTTGGCGGCCGTGCTATAAGAAACCAGCACCCGCGTACCGTCGCTGATTGCTTTTTTGCGCTCGCCCTCGTTTCCAATTACGTGAGTTTCAAGCTTTAAGAATCCAACCAAGTCAACGTCATCGACATAGTATGGAACGCTCTTTTTGTTCAAGCGCAAGCTATAGCGGGTGTAAGGCTCTGCGTCAGGAAGCTCCATTGTTTCAGTGTCGGCGTGAGCAACAAAAATAATGTGCATGCCCTTCTTAGTGTTGAGAACGCCGCAAGCCTTTCTGACAGAGCTATGCAATGCAGCCACAGCGCTTAAGCCCGCGCCATAACCACCAAGAGCCTGGTTAATTGATTTAGGTTTCTTGGGGTCATTTGCAACAATATGCTCAACAAACATTCTATCGAGCGCTGTTACCGAATCGATAATAACAGTCTCGTAATCGTGATCCTCTCGAATCAATTGCGTTAATTGACCTTTTAGATCCTCGACAGCGTCAACACCGGACAGCAAAGGGAATGCGTCCGGTCTGGTTGCCTCGGGGATAGACTGTAAGCCGTCCTCCGCTCTTATTACAATCGGGTTAGGGAAGCTACAAGCAAGAACGGTTTTTCCCATTCCTGAATCTCCGCATACTGTACAGACCAGCGCGCGGTCGGTCGGTTTTGTTACACCTTCTAAAGCCATGATTTATCACTCCTTATTTGTGATTGGTTTGTTGTAACTGTTGCCAACGATACTGAGTGCATGTACTATTGTCAACACTTTAATGTTACAAAATAAACGAGGATTAGAAAAATGCCAGAAATCAGACCAATGGCCTTAAAGCAACTGAGTGAAAAACTAGCGGGGATTAAGCTAAAAACATTGGCCGCAGAGACAGGCTTGCACTACAACACTTTGCGGAAAATAAGGGATGATCCAGACGCAAACCCGACGCTTAATGTAATGAATACGCTTTCGGAACACTTCAGAAAAGGATAGCTCGATGATGCTATACAGGGATTTTTTGGAATCCGGATATAAGATTTTCGGGCTTTATGGCGCAACAAAGAAGGGCTGTAATTGCGGATGGGAGGATTGCGTGGCATTGTTCAAACATCCCGTTGCTGCAAACTGGCAGCACACGCCAGATTGGTCCGAGGACCAGCTAGAAGTTATGGAGCTAACGGGCCAGCTTACTACCGGCTATGGCGTTTTAGTGCATGGCCTGCTTGTTGTCGATGTTGATTCCAAGAATGGCGGCGTCCCTTCTTATGAAAAGCTGTTAGAGAAAATACCGGCGCTTGCTGGCGCTGGAATGATAGTTAACACAGGTTCCGGCAAAGGATCCAAACATCTTTATTTCAAAGCGCCGACAATGGCCCTTAAACAGACTCACGCCGAATACCCTGGCATTGATTTCAAGTCTAGCGGCTATGTTGTTGGGCCCGGCTCGATGCACGCCAGCGGTAATAAGTATGAATGCGTTTTGGGTGGCCCGGATGAAATAAGCGAAGCGCCACAGGAATTGCTTGACCTTTTAGAAAAACCAGAAATCCACCGCGCCGAATACAACGGCGAACAGGTAGACATTTCAGACGCCGACATTGCCGACATGCTAAAGCATATAGTTAATGATGATCTTGATTATGAGATATTTATCAGAATAGGAATGGCAGTGCATAGCGCTACCAGCGGAAGCGGCTTTTATCTTTGGAATGAATGGGCGTCCGGCTCTTCAAAATATAACAAGCGCATTATGGACATGAAATGGCAGTCGTTCGGAAAGTCCGCCAACCCGGTAACGCTTGGAACGCTTATTCACCATGCCGAGGCAGGAGGCTGGACAGAGGATGTGGAGTTTGTATCTGGTATTGAATGGGATGTACCGGAAGACGCCCCGCAGGACGAAACCGGGCTACCCTTTGCAATCGATGGCGTAGACCTGTTGCGCCCACCAGGGTTTGTTGGGGACGTTGTAGCATGGATCAATAGTCAATGTAGATACCCGCGAGAGGATCTAGCTGTTGCTGGAGGTCTATTCTCTATGGGCAATGTTTGCGGATTAAGATATACCGACGACATTGACGATGTGACAGCAAACCTATTTGTTTTTTGTGTCGCTGGATCTGGCACAGGAAAAGAAGCAATAAGCCAATCTGTTGCCGAGGTTCACAGGGCCGCAGGCATTCACCGCGCTAGCCATGGGCCGATAAAGTCAGAGCAGGAGATTGTTAGAAACCTAATCAAGAACCAGGCAGCATTCCACGACGTTGACGAGTTTGGTTATTTTCTACAGCGCATAAACAATGCACGAAAGCACGGCGGGGCTTCTTATCTGGACGGCGTTATCGCGGCTCTTATGTCTGCCTACTCAAAATCCAATGGGTATATGCTGCTCACGGGTGACACAAAGGACGATGTCAGAAAGGCGCTGTCAATGGAGCTTAAACAGTGCCAAAAGGCAGTAGGAGAAAACGACGACCCAAGCGGCCAGCTTGCGGCTAGGATACCAAACCTTGAGCGGGCGCTTGGGCACATTGACAACGGATTAGAGAAACCTTTTATATCTTTGATGGGCTTGACCACTCCCGAAACCTTTAACGGATTGATTACCAGGGAACAAGCAACCAATGGATTTATTGGCCGGTCTTTGTTTATTAACCAGCTAGACACTAATCCGCGCATTAAAAAGAAGTTTAAAAAACCGCCAATGAGTTTTGGAATGCAGCAGACAATTGCGGGCTTATATAGCGGCGGTAATTTTGACGCTAACCAGACAAGGGTTGAATATTACAGCGAGCGCATAAAGGTGAGCACCGACAAAGAAGCAAGGGCTATGCTGGAAAAGGTGTCCGACTGGATCTGGAATTATGCCGAGCTCCAAAAGGAAACCACCGGGCTGGAAGCGATTGTCCGGCGAGGCTATGAACTGATAGCTAAGGTATCTTTGATACTTGCCGCGCCATCGGGGATTCGGACAGCGGAGCATGTTCGATGGGCCTTTGCACTGATCAAAAAAGACTTATCCAAAAAGATGAACACTGTAAACGTCAATGACGAAGAGAAAAACGACCCCGGCGACGTACTAAAAGCCAGCATTATTGAGCGCATAGGGATAGATCACGGCGAAACGCTCTCGATGCTTGATAATAGGATCAGGAGGTTTAAGCGCAAGGCTATCGAGAAGATGTTGTCTGTGATGACAGAAGAAGGGCTGATAAAACCAGTGGAAGAGAAAGCTAAAAACGGGAAGAAATCAATTAAATACTACTTAAACTAGGAGTTAGATATTATGAATTATATGATTTTGAGCGCCACTAATAGATGCAATTTAGAAATTAATGTTGAAGACGCGCTTACCGATGGCTGGGAGCTAGTCGGAGGCGTGGCGGTTGTGTGGGATGGTGAGGAAAAAACATATTACCAGGCAATGAAAAGAAAAATTTGACCTTAACCCAAGCGGCTCCGGCCGCTTTTTACAGCGTCGCTGCTAGAGATTCCAGCCGGAACGGTTGCGACACTATCAAGAAAACATGGGATCACGTTCAGCGGTAAGAGGGGGCGTCCTAGGGTAGACAACCCGGTGCGAGCGTTTAGACCGAATCAAAAGCAGTATTATGTCAAGGTTGGCGCTTACTACCTTGGCGACCTGGAATATAATTTATCAACTAAGAAATGGAGATAGGAATGAAAAAACCAAAAATTCTTGAGCCCGTTAAAACGTTTTCTAATTGGGATCACTTTCCGCATGACATGTGGTAATGATGATGGCGAAATAATAGAATATTACTCTTCAATCGAAGCTGTGCTTGAACAGGCCTTTGATGAACGTTAATTTGCATCCTTTTGGTCGGAATGCTAGGCTTTCTGTTATGAGCTTTTCAAACACAAAAAACAATCCTAATACACAGCAAAATACACGTCTGTGTATTCTGGAGGCCACGCCAGACGTGCCTAATACACAAATACACAAAATACACGCAACCAAGCCTCTGTCTTTTTGTAATTTGTTGTCGGTGGGTTATGTGTATTTTGTGTATTTGTGTACCGGCTTAGTGCCACGGGCGATCCAGAATACACACGCGTGTATTGGGATGTGTATTGGGATTCGTTAGACCCTCAATTTTATTTTACGAAAAAACGCATTTTCACGCGGTATTCGTTTGTCTGCGTGGAGGGTCCCTATAAAGAGATTCTAATTAATATCTCTTATAAGAGAGCTATATATTTCAAAACCCTTTAGCTTATCACAATTTAATTATTAAAAAAGCATTATTTAATTGAGTGCTCGGTCAATTTTAAAGTCTTTGACCGGCATGTGTTTATGGTTAATACTTCGGTTATCGCTGCTGACACAGTACGACCCGACCAAGTAACGATTAGCGGGATTCAGCCGGTTAGCAGCGACTCATTAACGCAAATTATGGCTTTATATGGCTCGTTTGGCATGTTGGAGACAGCAATGCAGCATAACCATATTGATAAGTTGTTAGACATTTATCTAGACAGCCTAATATCTATCACCAATGATGCCGGATGGGGCGGCGAGTCCATGATGGCTAAGATCATAGAGTTTGGCGCTGATATTCCTAGAGGTACTGGCAACGATCAGTCAAACATGACAATGATTATCGCGTTAGAGAATTTCCGCAAAGAGCATCACGACACCAGAAAGATCAGGGCGGTGGTTAGCGAGCTGTTAAATGGGCAGTCTCACCAGGCCAAAATCAATGCCTTGCTGTCTAGGCGGTACTATCACAGCATCAATCCAGACACGGGAAAGCTATTCACAGACTTAGACCGCATGAGGCTTGTGGGAGGCTATGAGACTGAGATGGCTAACGATGAATCTAAGGCTATTAAGAAGTTTGGAGGGCGCGTGAGAGCTGCTTACCAGGTCTTAGAGCTGGAACTTGATAAGTACGAAAGATACCAAGAAGCAACACCAGTAATGGCTGGTTAAAAATAAATGTATTAAAGGTTGATTTCAAATCGGTTTAGGAGTATGGTTTATGCCTTACTGGCACAAAACTAAAAAGACACCAAAAACCTCGCTTTAGAAATGGATCGGGGTTTTTTTATGCCTACAGGAAAGCTAATGAATGTCCTAGATACCATAGCGCAGATACCGCCAACAACAGTACACGAAACAGCGATTAAGGTGGGTGGGTTCGTGGGCGGTAGTACGTTCCTGTCTGGATTTATGGTCGATGCGACACTTTTATCGGCATTTGGGCAATTCATGGGCGGTTTTGCGGCATTAGCTACGGTTATTTATTCGATATACAAGGGCCGTAAGAAGAAGTGAGCAGAAAAATAGAGCTGGCAATAATCCATTGTTCAGATACTTACGTGAATATGGATTGGGACGCTACGGATATACGCCGGATTCACGTAGATGAGAATGGATGGCTCGATATTGGTTACAACTACATCATTAAGCGCGATGGAACATTAGAGAATGGCCGTGATTTAGACAATGACGGTAACGTAGAAGAAGAAATTGGCGCTCACGCAAGAGGGTTTAACCACAACTCCATAGGCATCTGTTTAATTGGCGGCAAAGGCGCAGACAACAACCCTGAATTCAACTTTACCTCTCATCAAATGCTCGCTTTAGAGAGTTTAGTATGCACATTACAGGCCAAGTATAAGGGTTTAGATGTAATTGGGCATAGAGACGTATCAACAAAGGCTTGCCCCTCGTTCAACGTAAAGGCTTATTTCTCGTGAGCAATGGCATTCACTACAAAACTATCAACGGAGGCAGGAAAGGTCGTCTCCTCTCACATACCACCTACCAAACAAAGATTACCGGTAGGCGCGTTACTTTTGATAACGATGGTATGCGCTGCGATCTTTTTGTGGATGGCAGTCTGCTAGTTTACACACCTACGGACTGGGATTTTGGCACGGGCGCGATTGATACACCTGCAATGGTATACGCATCTCTAGAACATGACGCTTTCTGCAAGATGATTAATTACAGGCTTTTGCCTTGGTCTTATCGAGCTATAGCAGACAAAGGATTGTGGACAAGGCTTGGCGAACAAGGCGCTACCGTATCAAGGGTTTGGCGGGTCCCGGTAGTAATGATCTATTCACAGCTTTTTGCAAGGTGGAAGGATAAAAAATGAGTCCTAATTTCAAATGCTTCATAACAACCACGATCTTCCTGGTTGCCTGTGCTATTTCATTCACTGGGTGCAGCCAATTAAATGCTCTAGGTGTAGATGAGGGCGAAAACGCCTTTGCTTGCATAAAGGGTAACACTGGCATTCCTTACTTTGGTGGTTCTGGCGTGATGGTAGACGCTGGAGAGACAGACACAGCTAACTACACCGCAGATGATTGGCGCTCATTGGCCGAAATCTGTGACTAATGTAACCCATTAACCCTTGAGCATTACACATGACAACCATTGCGCTAGACGCTAACGGGTTAATTGCTTACGACTCAAGGGAAGTAGCCGGCAACACGATTGCTGACGATGATAGTGATAAGCGCAGGAATATAAATGGCGTTCATTACTTCTTTACAGGTAGATCGGCAGACGAAGACATGCTTATCGATGCTGTAGAGAATGGGGGGCAGCCTGATTACTCAGATTCGGTCAATGTTTGCGCCATTGTAGTAAAGGGCGGCGAGGTGTTCACGGCAAGCATCACAAGCAGAGAAGGGTTCTGCCTACAGAAGGAAAGGAAAGGCAATCCGGTAGCTCGTGGCAGCGGTGGAGATCATGCACTAACAGCTATGGACCTAGGATGCACCGCAAAGGAAGCAGTTAAGTACGCTATGAAGCGAGATAACAATACCGGCGGCAAGATAAGAACATTCCAAGTTTAGCGAAAGACCCCTAGATACTCTCTCCCTAAGTTACTCCTTGAGTCTAGGTTGATTCCGCACCCATCAGGAGGTGGCCTAGCGGTGGGATTTTATTAAGAGGCAAGCATGAGCAAAGGTTCAGGCAGAAGACCAGCACAGGTATCTAATGACCAACTCAAAAGCAATTGGGAGACTATCTTCAAGGGCAGAATACTCGAAGCTGTACAAGACACGCCGATGGCAGACTCTAAGGCAAGCACATCTATCGAAGCACCCCTATTGTCAGTGCCCTCATCACATAGGGCAGATGGTAATAGGTAACGTAGTAGACCACATCATCCCACACAAGGGAGATACTAGACTGTTCTGGCAAGCTACCAACTTACAAACACTCACCAAGTATTGTCACGACAAGTTCAAGAAGTCAGAAGAGATGGGCGGCAAGGGCTTTAACGTAGGGTCTGACAGTAAAGGAAACCCACTTAACAAGCTAGACCACTGGTAAGCCCCTATAGGCTGATAAAAGCCTTTTCCTGCCACACAAAGAGGCGA